CAGAGAGCACTACCCATGGACGCGAACTTCCTAAGAGGACCAACAAGTTGGCCATTAGGGAGTAAAGCGTTAGCCGAACGACATGCTTCGATAGAATCAAATAAATCCTGATTCGCACGAAACATCGCTAATGCCAGATCTCGTGGAACACGATCACTGGCATCAGAAAGATCGATCGTTGCAAATCGACCTGTACGCGAGGCTCTCATCGCGAGCTTTTGGTTAATAGACTGGTCACGAAAGTTAACATGGCCAGCCGATAACCAATACGACTCGATCTTGGTATATAACCAGGACCGAATACCCTGCTGCACATATTGCATGCAGACGGGCTCAATTGCGATGATTCTGGGCGTTTTCAACGTCTTTGGAACGGTGATGACCCTAACTGGGTCTTCATCCGCTTCTGGAACGATCGTAACCATTTTGAGCTCCTCAGAATCAACGGGAGTACCCAAAGGGTACCCATTGTCGATAAGAGGGAAGTAAGGCTCAAGACGATCGTGCCATCTACGCCAAATAAATTTCTGATTTCCAGTAATTGATTCGGCAGTAGTTCCGGGACCGTGCGTTGGAGTACAATCAGTGCACTGAAAATCAGTACACAAATTGTCCCAGAGCACAGAAGAAACAGCCAAAAACTTGGCACGTTCTTCTTCGGAAATAATAAACGTTGAGAACGAGTTCTCGATTTCAACGAAGTTTTCAAGCGCGGACTGGACCCTTTTCGGGGTACAGTCCATCTTAATTTTGTTGAGAGTAAGGCATATCTGCCGTACAGCATCAACATAGTAAGAAAAATCGCTTGGAGAACCTCCATTATGGGGGAATACTTCATTGTAAATCACCTTTCCTGTCTCGAAGTTGAAGATATGACTTGTGATCCCCTGCAAAAATGCGGGCATCACAGATCCTTTTGCACGTTTCCAACGTGCAAAGAGACTTGAGTCAACAAACCCGTTCTCCAGGCCTCGCAAGAGGTCACTGGCGAATTTGGGAAGGGTTATCGTCAAAAAAGATAATCCCTCGTCTTCAACGCGTGATCTTATAGTTAAAAGATCACGGTTATCAGAGACGTCAGCGGGACACTTGGTA